CAAAGAGCAGCAGGAGATTCGTGATAACGAGCAGGCGCAGATGGCGCAGCTTCAACAGCAGCAGGCGCAACATCAGGCGCTGACCAGCCAGGTCACACAGGCGGAAAATGCCTTCCGGCAGGCGAACCCTGACTATGATGCTGCCGCCCAATACGCCTATGACACGCGCATCAATCAGATGCTTGCTATGGGATACGGGCATGATGAAGCGGTTGGCACGGTCACGCAGGAAGCTATACGCATGGCGCAGAACTCTGTGAATTACGGGGTAAGCCCCGCACAGGCTTTGTATGATTATTCCAAACAATTGGGGTATCAGCCAGCAACTGAGAAGATTCAGAATGCTGAAAAAGGACAAGAAGCTGCAAAATCACTTGACAGTGGCGGCAAAAGTCTGGCAAATATTTCAGCAGAGGACTTGGGTAACATGTCCGATGAAGATTTTGACAAGCACTTTGCTGAAGTATACGGCGGGTCTTGATCCGGTTTATTCCCGATACGAATAGTCGCCTGACCTCCGTCAAGGGTTTGCGGGTTTTCCCTACGTTAGCGGGATAGAGCGTTATACAACCAACGTAATGGTTGCTTTCGGTTAACAAACGAGTAAAAGTTAATGGCTAAAACGACCTATGGCGTCAATGACGCTTTGGCCGTAAAGCATTGGTCCCGAAAGCTGTTTCAGGAAGTAATTGCTGAAACCTATATGGGGCGCTTTATCGGCACAGGGAAATCTTCCCTAATCCATCGCAAGGACGAAACGTCCAAAGGCGCTGGTGACAAAGTTACTGTTGGGCTTCGCATGAATCTCGGCGGTGACGGTATTCTGGGTGACTCTACCCTGGAAGGCAACGAAGAAGCACTGACGACTTACAGTGATTCTGTGTTGATTGACCAGTTGCGTCACGCAGTTCGTATCGGCGGCAAGATGTCTGAACAGCGGATTCCGTTCAACGCTCGCATGGAGGCCAAAGACGGCCTTCGCGATTGGTGGGCTGACCGTATGGACACTGCCTTCTTCAACCACATTTGCGGCAACACTGCCGTAACTGACCTACGCTACAGTGGCAACAACGCCATTGTGGCTCCTGCCTCCGGTTATCATTTCTGGTCCGAAGACGGCACTTCTGCTGACGAAGACCTGGATGCTACTGGCGACAACATGGCTCTTTCTCTGGTAGATGATCTCGTTGCAGAAGCAAAGACGGCTTCCCCGATTATCCGTCCTATCAAGGTTGATGGCGCTGACAAATATGTCATGTTCCTGCATCCTTATCAGGTTCGCGATCTTCGTCAGGATGCTGCTACTTCTGGCGGTTGGTCTGACATCCAGCGGGCTGCCATGCAGGGCGGTCAAATCACCGACAACCCGATCTACACGGGTGCCATCGGTGAATACAACGGTGTGGTCTTCCATGAATCCAATCGCGTTACCACGGGTGTTAATTCATCCACTGGCGCTGCGGTTGCCAATGTTCGTCGTGCTGCTCTTTGCGGCGCACAGGCGATGCACATTGCATTTGGTCAGGGCGATGGTCCTAACAAGATGGATTGGAACGAAGAACTGTTCGACTATAAGAACCAGTTCGGCGTTGAAGCTGGCTGCATCTACGGTTTGAAGAAGTCTGTGTTTAACAGCAAGGATTTCTCCACGCTGGTCCTTTCAACCTACGCCGCTTCGGCATAAGGAGGTAGATCATGGCTACAGGCACTGATAACACAACTGTCGCTCGTGAGTCTCACGAACAGCAGGTTCACTACCTTCGCAAGTCGGTCACTTACTCGGATGATGGTACGGCTGTAACGGTGGGCGTTCTGCCTGCTGGTGCAACCATCCTGAAGCCGCTGTCGGGTGTGAATGTGGATACGGCCTTCGACGCGGGCACGACCAACACGTTGAACATCGGTACTTCCGGTGATGACAACCTGTATGGCACGTTGCTTGCTGTGGGTTCTATCGCATTTGTCCCTCTTGACGAAGCTGTGGCAATGACCGTAAGTGCCGTGACGACCATCACGGCTACTGTGGTCCTGACGGGTACTGCTGCTACCGCAGGTGCGGGCGAGGTAATCATCGCCTACATCCCTGATGGTGACGGCTAACCAAACTGACTGGGGGGCTTCGGCCCCCCACTCTTTACAGTGACCGCTAATTTCCTTTCGGGGGATTTGGTGGTCATTTTTGTATTCAAGGGGTGATGTATGTCTGACTTCGGAACTATGAAGACGCGGATTGGCAATGAAACCCTGCGTACGGATACCGTGAGCCTTGGCTTCATCGGGGATGAAATCGTCTCTGCCATTGCTCATTACGAGAACCAACCATTCCAATTCAACGAAACACGGGCAACTGCTTCTACGGTAGCAGACACGGCCTATATTGCTTTGCCAACTGACTTCATCGATCTTGTTCATATGAAGGTGGAGCTAAACGGTAGCAACTACCAGATGTACTCATGTGACTTCGAGGAAATCGAAGACATGGATACGGGCACCTATACAGGCCAGCCCAGCCAATACGCAATTTACGATCAACAGTTCCGCCTTTATCCGGTGCCTGACACGGTTTACACGCTGACCTTGGCGTACATCAAGGAGCTTGGCTCCCTTTCCGCAGACACGGACACAAACGCATGGATGACAACTGGCGAAGAACTGATCCGCCAGCGGGCCTCTGCTGCGTTCAAGGTGAACTACTTGCAGGACGCTATGGCGAAGCAGGAGCAGGAGAAGTTTGCCATGATGGGCAAGCCGTTCCTGTCCAACATGGAAGCCTCTGCCTATAACGCACTGCGGAAGAAGGCCAGCAAATACGTTAGTAGCGGTTACAACAAGGCAACACAGTTTTGAGAACGACACTTCCTCTCTCGACATTTGCGCCAGATGATCCTGACCTGGGCACGAACAATGCCATTGGGGCGGTGAATGTAATCCCGCGCTCCAAGTCCTTCGGGCCGCTTCCCTCGCTGGGAGCTTTCTCTGACGCGCTTGCAGCAGCGCCGCGTGGGCTTGTGTCCTTTGCGAAGGATGGGACTTACTATGTCTTCGCCGGGACGGCTACGAAACTCTACAAACTCAACCTGAGTGATGGCACATGGGAAGATGTGACCCGCACTACAGGTGGTGATTATGCTGTGGCAGCCGGGGACAATTGGTCCTTCCTGCTTTTTGGCGACCTGCTGGTTGCTATGAATGGCACGGATGCCGCGCAGAAGTATGATATCACATCATCTACGGACTTTGAGGCTTTGGGTGGTACGCCACCTACCGCCAAGTTTCAGGCGGCTGTTCGCCAGTTTATCGTAACGGGTAACCTGTCCAGCGAGACAAACAAGATACAGTGGTCTGAGCAGGGTGACGCAGAGGGATGGACGGTTGGCGATAACCTTTCCGACTTTCAGATTCTTGATGCAGGCGGTGAAGTTGTCGGGATAACGGGCGGCGATTATGGCGTTGTCTTCCAGCGCAACCGCATCAACCGCATGGACTTTGTTGGCTCTGCGTTGATCTTTAGCATTTCACCTGTGGTTGAAGATCGTGGCTGCATGGCTTCCGGGTCCATTGTCCGGCTGGACAACCTGACCTATTTCCTGTCTGATGATGGGTTCTACGCCTTTAACGGGGCCAGTGCGGTTCCTATCTCGCCAGAGCGAGTGACGCGATTCTTCTTTAGTGATCTGGACCAGAATAACCTTGACGAGATTTCGGCAGCGGTTGACCCGCTGAACACATTGGTTGTGTGGTCCTATCCCGGTAGCGGGAACACAGGCGGTGCAAACAAGCTGCTGATCTACAATTGGGCCATTGACAAGTGGTCCTATGCTGAGACTTCGGCGCAGTTTCTTGCTTCTGCCTATAGCGGGGCTTATGACCTTGAGGACTTGGATAACATCAACACCAACCTGGACCTGATTCCCTATTCCCTTGACAGCCGGGTGTGGCAGGAAGGTGCGCTGGTCCTTAGCGGGTTCGACGAAAACAACAAGTATGGCGGCTTTGTGGGGTCCAATCTTGAGGCCAAGGTGACGACTGCTGAGTTCGGCGGCATTAACACTTCTATGGTCACGAACACATGGCCCATTGTGGACGGTACAACGAGCGTAACGGTGCGTATTGGCTCACGCATGAGGCAGGGCGATGATGTCACATGGACTGATGCCAACAGCATGACTGAGGCTGGGAGTTGCCCGGTTCGTTCTAATGGTCATTTCCACCGTGGGGAGATTACGGTTTCCTCTGGTATAATTTGGGACCATCTTTCTG